CAAAAGAAGATACAAAATCTTTTGTTAATTCTAAATAATCTGATAAAGATGTATTTTCTAAATCATTGTTTTTATTTCCTTTTTGCTTATTTACAAACATTATTTGAGTATTTAATATTATTATTCATTAAAATGTGTTCATTTGATTGGAAATTGTTAATATATCTAATAAAATCACAAGCAATATCTTCCATATCGTATGGTTTAGAAAAATTACCAGTAATATCACATAAATATCTAAGAGCTTTATCTTGTTTCATATTTGGTAATATTAAATTTAAACACTTTTTAGCATTAGAACCAATATAAACATCAGAATCTCGTTTTACATATTCAGGATAATATTCAGCTAGGTCCATTGCAAATGCTGTAAGAACAAAATTTTGTCTTTTAAATCCTTTTTTTAATAACCATTCATTACCATAATCAACGATTTCTTTTATTCCTACTTTATTTTTATTTTCTAAAACAAAAAGTTTTATATGAGTCATTAAATAATAAGAATTATTTACTATAAAATTTCTTAAACCACCTTTAATCATAGGTAATAAATAACCTTTTACATCACAAAACTTATCTTCAGGAATCATGTGAATCCATTCGTATCTATTAGTAATATCATTTCTAAGTAAATCTACAATCCAAAAGTTTCCAAATCCATGAGTACCCCAAGGTTTATCGTTAACACTTAATTTTGGTTTGTAATTAATACCAGAACCACAAAGTCTAAATAAATAACAAAGATTTATAAAATCATCTTTACTTACTGTTCTTAAAAAATTAATTCCATTTCCTTTTGGGTCTTTTTCTTTTTTTACAATAGCTTCTAATAAAGAACTAAATGCTGCATACTTTCTATTAACAACATCATAAATTGGTATGTTCCAAATTAAATCATCATTTATATCTTCTTTTGTATATGATGCACCTTCATATTTAAGCTCTTGCATCATTTTTGCTTTTTTATAATAATCCAAGAATGTGTTTATCATTTCCATATATATAATCGTTTAAAAACATGTAAGATGTTGGTCTAAGGTGAACTGATTGTTTTGCTTCCATAGAATCAAAAGAAAAATTATTATAATCAAAATTCCATGATAAAATATTCCAATTATTTTTATTACAAATATTATTTAACTGTTTGTTAAAATACTCTACTAATTCTAATCTTGACTCTTGAGAACCGTAAAATGCTTTACCTTTGTACAATCCTGTACCTGGTAGTTTTCTTGACTCGTGTTCTACTGGTATTAATTTAACTAAAGAAATATTTTTAATGTTTAAATCTAATAATTGTTTTTCTAATTCTAATAATAACTTATTAACTCCTTCTTTACCAAATTTATGTAAATGAAATCTTATATCAATATTACCAGCATAAAATATTAAGTCATTAATAGATTCGTCAATATAATTTTTTAAACCTACTTTTAAAAAACCGTGTAAAGTTTTACCATCATTTCTACTAATTCCATATCCTTTTTTATATACAGATAAAGAATGACTATCACCTAACACTAATTTATCCGAAACTTTTTTTAAATCAATAACTTCTGGAACTTTAAAAGAAATATCTAAATTTTTCAATTCTTTTCTTTTTGATATTAAAATATTGTAATCAATTGGTATATTAACACAATATAATTTTCCTTTAAAATTAGAAAATTTAACTAGTGAATCTATTTGAGACTGCTGTACTCCTCCAAAAAAATTAAATACATTTTGAGTATAATTAATTCCTTCGTTAATTACTAAAACATCATAGTCTTCATAATTATCAGAACTACTTAATATGTCAACTTTTTCATTAAAATATATTTCTAAAGCTGTTCTTGTTATGTATGTCCAGCCGGCATTATGTGAACTTAATCTAGTACTTAGATTGTTTACTATTCCTATTATTCCTATTTTCATATTTTTAATTTTTTATTATTGTGATAATTATTTAAAGAACCTAAATAAGCAACAGCATCAAGTAAGTTGTCTTCTTTATGATTATAAGATTCTCTTGAAAGTTTTAAAGCAATTAAAGCTTTATACATAAAAACTGCATCTAATTCCATATTAGTCATTCCAGAAAGTATTTTTGCTGCATTTCCCATTCCAGCTTCAAAAGGACCGTACATCCTTTCTTTCTCTTCTGTTCTAACATTTACTATTTCGTTTGCTTTTTCTAAAATATTCATATTTTTTTTATTTATTTTTTTCAAAGAATTTCATTGATATATAATGCATAGAAATAGAGCCAATAACAGAACCAATTAAATATGTAATCATAAATTCTATTTTATCTAAATTTATTACAACTTGCCTAATTACAATTAACCAAATACTATTTGATATAATACTTGCAATAGTATGGTATAATAAAGATTTACTATTTCTTGCTCTGCTAACTAAAGTAAAACTTGCATTTTGCAAAATTACTAATATAAATATTTTAAATAGTTGTATCATAATATTTTTTAGGGGTGGCAGTTAATACCACCCCCTTAATTTTACCAAGGTAAATCGCTAAATGCTTTGCTTAAACTAATAGCATTGATGTTGTGATACCACTTGCCATTAAACTCACGACTATCAACACTAAAGGTTACTTCTACTTCACCACCTAATTTGTGGTTTAATAATTCATCTTGTTTCATTAAAGTAAAACAAATTTCTTTAGGGTATTTAGGGTCAAGTGTTTCTATTACTAACTCTGACTTATTCCATTCTTTACCTGCTTTTGTTAAGCCTGATACTACTTCACCGATTTGGGTGATTTTTCCTTTTACTTTGTACATAATTGTTTATTTTAATTTATTAATCTAATACGCTTCTCCACTTTTTTTGAGTTTCGTATGGGTGTTTCACATACTCGTTTAATTCTTGCATAGCTGTTTCTACTGATTCAAATGCAATTTCTTTGCATCCTACTTGTATAATACATCCTCTGCTAAGAAATCTAATTCTAATTTCGTGTTCACGAAGTGCATCTTTGTTTGATGGTATGTACTCATCTTTTGGTGATGGTACAGCTACTTCTACTAAGTTTTCTAATTCTTCTCTCATTTTATTTGTTTGTTTTTAAATTATTGGTTGTTTTAAAATTTGAATTAATGCATCTCTTTGCTCTGATGCTGCTGCTACTTCTTGCAGTATCTTAGCTTGAACTTCTAAATCTGCTTTTACTATTTTGTAGAATATACGTACATTTAAAGGTAAGTCTATTTCTATTTTGTTGCCATCAAAATCGTAGTTCGTTGATGTAAGATACCTTACTAAATAATGATTTGTTACTGCAGGATGCCCTAAAGTTTCATTGTGTTTAGTTAGGCTCATCATTTGCATTTGCGCTTGATAAAAATAGGCTTTAGGTACATTCTGAAACTCGGGCTTACTATCGTTTATCATCATTAACTTCTGCTCAAAGAACTTTTCAGTAGGGCATTTTAAATCAATACTTGCTGCAATTATACCATCAAAATCTAATATAGCTGCATCTGGTGTTGATCCACAATTCTCATTAATTGGAAAGTAAACCGAATCTAAATATATTGCATTTAATCCTGTTACCTCTATAAACGATTCTAATGCTTCCAGTTCGTTAATATTTCCATGCTCGGTATGTTTACTACTAAAACTCTTTGCATAGCCCTTAACCGATTCAATAGCTTTATCCATTATGTAACTATCTTTCGTTGCTCCCTTGCCACCCACAAATAAATTGTAAGCAGTAGAACCAGTAAATTTTCCTAATCTTTCGTTACTTAGCATTTAGCAAATCCTCCACTTCTTTAGTCAAGTGATACTTTGCCTTTACTTTATTGATGTCGCCACCCTTTTTTACATAGTCAAGTGCATCGTTAAAACCTTGTGTGTTTTTAGCCAGTATAGGTTTACTGTTAGTCACATTTTGATTGTCTGCGTCTGCTTCTGTTTCATCGATTAAAAACAATCCGTTTAAAGCATATTTACGAGCATAGCTACTTGCAGTTCCTGTGGTTTGTTCTGCTGACATTCCTTTATGTTCAGATGTTTCTGCATAACCACTACAACTTAATACCTCATCGCCTACTTTAATAGTGGCTGTGGACTTAATAAATACCTTTGTACCCAATAGTACTATGTCATCACTAATAGTTAGCCTTGCATTGTTATTTGCTAATACTGGCTTTACTGCTTCCAAAATATCTTCTGCTGACCTGTACTTGTACTTTCCGAAACTGTTGAAGTTTCCTTTTGGAACTTTAAGTTCCCTTTGAATTTTAGTTAAATTTTCCATTGTTTAATTTGTTTTCTTGTTTCTGATAATTGATTTCTGTAAATACTGATTTGTTTATTGAATTTATCGTGTTGCAATATAACCTTTTTTGTTAATATATTCTGTAAAAGTATTATTATTTCTTCTTCAAGTTCTTGAATTTGTGATAATAAAAATTTTTCGTTATGTTCTAAATCGGCTAACTCCATTGTGTCGGTTGGCTTATTATATTTAAGTTTAAAGTAATTGAATACAGTAACCATTGCGCTTGTTTTGTTTTTAGAATATTTCGTTCATTTATTGCAATGTTGCGCAATCTGTTTATTCTATCGTATCGGTTGCGTAGTGTGTCTATTCTGCTCATAATTTAATCTTTAAATGTTTCGTTGTAGTATTGTTGTGAATCAGCATTATTATCTAATGCTGAATACCCTTCAATATAAGCATCAATTATTTGTTGCTTCTCCATTTCTTTGGCTTGTTCACATTTCATTTTCAATATAGTTGTAGCTGTTAATATAGCCTCAATTTCTTTTTTTAAAGATTTATCTTTTTTAGCCAAATCAATATATTTATTTTGTTGTTGGTTAATTTGTTCTATTAACCATTCTACTGCTGTTACCTTTTTGTTGATGTCAACAATATGGTTTTCTAATTTTTTGCTCATTTTATTTCGTTTTTTAAATTGTGTACTAATTCCTTTTGTAACCTCCATTTGTTAGCTGCTTTTCCTAACTCTATAAATTCTTGTTCATCGTATTCACCAGTATTAGTTAATTCTAAACAGTTCTTGTAATTCTGCCAAAGTATAGCTAACTTGTTTTCGTTTTCAGTGATTAAATCTAAACTCATTCTTTGTATCCTCCATCCGTGTTATATAGTTCAGTTATTGTTTTGTTTAATGGTAATGCTAAAGCATCTTTTATAGTTATTGTATAAGGTGTTTTACATAGTGTTGGTGATTCACTTATTATCTGCTTTAATACTGTTTGGAATTGTACTCCCATTTTATCAGCTATGTAGCCAATTGATTCTTGGCTTTCCAGTAGTGCTAATACTACTTCTTTTTTTAGTCTTTCTTTTTGCATAATTTTAAAATGTATGTTGTTTTTGATTTTTGATTAGTGTAAATTCCACTACGTCTTACTGCTCCACTTATTGAACTGGTTTTAGTATTTAGTAATCGTGCTGCTTTTGTCATACTTACATTAACGGCAATTGGTTCTTTAGTTGCGCTGAATATATCTATAAGAGTAGGTGCAAAGTTTAGTTCGTATCGTTCTAATGGTGTCATAATGATGCTTTTTCCATTAGTATTGTTAGTACTTGATTAAACTTAGCATCAAACTCTTTTTTATTGCCTACCTTCTCGCAATCTAAAGCTATTTCTGTATAACTCATAGCTATTGCTTCACTGCCATTAGCAAAACATATTTGTATTGCTTGTTCTTCATTTACTATTTTGTAGTAATAGCAAATGTTTTTACGATATGCTGGTAACTCCAGTTCGTGCGTTTCTTCGATTGTTTTTTTGATTGTGATTTTCATATTAATTGTGGGTTATTAAAAGTGCTACATATAGCATCAAAAATGTTGCTGCTACTAAAATTATTCCTAATATTAATTCTAAAATTTGATTTTTCATTTTT